GCTACACCGAGCTTTCGCAGGACCGCGCGCCCTACCTCGACCGCGCCCGCCGCTGCGCCGGGCTGACCATCCCCTACCTCATCCCGCCCGACGACCTCGCGCAGGGGCAGGAACTCCCCTCCCTGTACCAGAGCGTCGGGGCCAACGGCGTAACGAACCTCGCCTCCAAGCTCCTCCTGACCATGCTCCCCCCGAACGAGCCGTGCTTCCGGCTGCGGGTAAACAATCTGGTCATGGAGCGGGAAGAGGAGGACGCGGACAAGGAGTTCCGCACCAAGATCGAAAAGGCCCTCTCGCGCATCGAGCAGGCCGTGCTTGCCGACGTCGAAGCGTCCGGGGACCGCCCCGTGGTCGCGGAGGGCAACCAGCACCTCATCGTGGCGGGCAACGTCCTCTACCATGACGACCCCAAGAAGGGGCTGCGCCTGTTCCCGCTGTCCCGCTACGTCGTCGAGCGCGACCCGATGGGCACGCCCGTGGAGATCGTAGCCGAGGAAACCGTCAACCTCGATACGCTCCCGGAAGACGTCGCGGCACGGATACGGGAAGCCGCCGACACGCTCGGGCAGCCTTCCATCCGGGGCGACGACCGCAAGGACGTGAACATCTACACCCACCTGAAACGCGGGCCGAAGCAAAAGTGGTCCGTGTATCAGGAGTGCCGTGGGGTGAAGCTCCCCGGCTCGGAAGGCTCCTACAAGCCCGACGCCTGCCCGTGGCTGCCCGTGCGCATGTACAGCATCGCCGGGGAGAACTACGGGCGGAGCTTCGTCGAACTCCAGCTCGGGGACCTCGGCAGCCTCGAAAGCCTGTGCCAATCCCTCGTGGAGGGGAGCGCCGTATCCGCCAAGGTGGTCGGCCTCGTGAACCCCAACGGCGTCACCGACCCCAAGGCCCTTGCCGAGTCCGCCAACGGCGACATGATCGAAGGGAACGCCGATGACGTGGCCTTCCTGCAAGTCCAGAAAGGGGCCGATTTTCAGGTTGTCGCCGCGCAGATCCAGCGGCTCGAACAGCGGCTCAAGACCGCCTTCCTCATGATGGACGGCGTGCGGAGGGATGCCGAGCGCGTGACCGCCGAGGAAATCCGCGTCATCGCACAGGAACTCGAAACCGGGCTCGGCGGCGTCTATACCCTCATCAGCCAAGAGTTCCAGCTCCCCTACATCGCCAGCCGCATGGCAGCCATGACCCGGCAGAAACGCATCCCGCAGCTCCCCAAAGGCACGGTCAGCCCCTCCATCGTCACGGGCTTCGAAGCCATCGGGCGCGGCAACGACAAGCAGAAGCTCCTTGAGTTCCTGAAAGCCGGGGCCGAACTCATGGGTGAATCCTTCCTCGGCCTGCTCAACCCGCAGAACGCCGTCACCCGCCTCGCCTCGGCAATGGGCATCTCCACGGAGGGGCTCGTCAAGGACGAAGAAGAACTGGCGCGGGAACGGCAGGCCGCGCAGCAGCAGGCGCAGGGCCAGATGATGATGGAAAAGCTCGGCCCCGAAGCCCTCCGTCAGATCGGCGGCATGGCGCAGGCCGGGAACGCCGAGGGCCTGCAAGGGCTCCAACAAAACCTCCAGCAGATGCCGCCCGACACGCAACCCTAACCTATCACTACCGCAGGAGATCACACATGGCGAATGTCAACGCTACCGCCGCAGCCTCCAAAAAAGAAGCCCCCGCCCCCCTCACCCTGTCCAGCCCCGGCGAGGCCACACCCGCTTCCGCCGCCCCCGGCACCCCCATTCCCGTGGGGCCGTCCGGCAGGCTTGTCCGCATCGACAATTAACCCTCAACGCCACAAGGAAAATACTGCACATGGAAGACGCATCCGAAAACCTCACCGTTGAAGTCCCCGTCACCGAAACCGGGCCGGACGCCCCCGCCGCAACCGCCTCCCCCAAACGCTACGCCGGGGAGTTCGACACGGTGGAGGAGCTTGAGGCCAAGTATCAGGAACTGCTCAACCAGAACACTACGGCAACCGCCGCGCCTTCGGGGGAACCGGGCGACGGCGAGGGAGGTGATCCGAACAGCGGCGATCCCGAAGGTTCCCCGGCTGACGGCAAGGAGAAGGAAAACACCGCCGCCAGCCGCGACGACGCGGAAAAGGAACTCTCCGGCAAGGGCCTCGACATCAGCGAGTTCGAGCAGGAGTTCGACGCCACGGGCGGCCTCTCCGAGGAAAGCTATGCAAAGCTCGGACAGGCGGGGCTCGGCAAGGCCGTGGTGGACAGCTACATCGCCGGGCGCACGGCCCTGCTCGAAGGCTTCATCAGCGACGTGAAAGGGCTTGCAGGCGGCGAGGACGGCTACAGGGCCATCACCGAATGGGCGGACAAGGGCGGCCTCACGGACGCTGAAAAGGAGTCGTACAACCGGGTCATGAACTCCGGGGACAAGGCGCTCATCAAACTCGCCGTATCCGGCCTCGTCGCCAAGTACCGGGAAGAGGAAGGATCAGCCCCCGAGCTGGTTACGGGAAAGGCAAGCTCCGCCCGCCGCGAACCGTCCGACGCCTTCGAGTCCACGGAGCAGGTCGTCGCCGCCATGAAGGACCCCCGCTATGGTAGGGACCCTGCTTACACTCGCGCTGTGGAGCGCAAGGTGGCCCGGTCCCGCGTCTTTGGCGGCTGAGGCCCTGTGCTCTCTCGCCGCCTCTCCACAACAGCAGCAACAGGAGGAACGCACCATCATCCCCTCTCTCGACACCCTGCTTGCCCATCCGATCACCGACGTGATCAAGACGGAATGGGAAGGCTTCTCCCCCACGCCCTACCTCTGCCCCGCCGGATACTGGACCATCGGCTACGGGCACCTCTGTGACAAGGACCACTCGCCAATCACCCGCGAACAGGGAGGCCAGTACCTTGCGGAAGACCTGTTGGACGCCCTGCGCGACGTGGAACGCCTCGCCCCCAACCTTAAGGACGAGCCCGACCACCGGGCCATCGCCTGCGCCTCGTGGATCATGAACCTCGGCAAAGGCAACTTCGCCTCCTCGACCATGCTGAAACGCATCCGAGAGGGGAAGTGGGAAGCCGCCGCCAAAGAAATGAGGCGGTGGGACAAGGTGATGGTAGGCGGCAAAAAGAAGCCCTTCCGCGCCCTCACCCGGCGTCGCCTGACCGAAGCCCACCTTTTCCTCACCGGGGAAGTGAAAACCTTCCTCTAACCTTCACCATAACACTTGGAGGATACGTGCCCCTCAACCCCCTGTCCTTCATCTCGGACATCTTCGGGAAGATCGCGGACAAGGTGGCCCCCGACAAGGGGAAAATCCTTGAAGCGCAATCCCGCATCAACGAGCAGGAGGCCGGATCGGGCGGCATCCCATTCCTGCGGAGCTGGCGTGGGGGCGTGGGCTGGATTCTCTGCCTGCTCCTCGCGTGGGAAGTCATAGGCCGCCCCATCATGGCCTGCTACTTCCCCGACGTCCCCATCCCGCCGTCCCAGATCGAATACGTGGGACGCATCCTGTTCGGTATGCTCGGCCTCGGAATCTGAAAGGCCCCGCCCCGCCGTCGGCGTTCAATATGATGGTGATTCCCGGCATTACCGAAAAGAAACTTTTGGCGAATGCCGGGATGCTAGCAACCGCCCAACAGTGCGGTAACCGCTATTCCCCGCCCGGAGGCAGGTTTTGTATTCACGGCTCATCCCGGTATTTGCCCAAAAAGAAAAAGGCTTTTTCGACTCCACAGGAATGGCTCCGGCTGTCGGGATACCCTTCATGACGGCATGAGAAATCGAGTCAATCCGACTCGTATACGGCCCCTTGCCGAGAACGTCCTAGAACGCCGAACGCGGCAGGCGCACGCGCTCGTCCCGCAGCTGGAGGAGCCGTTTCTCGTCGTCGCTGCGCGCCAGCGGACGCCACCGCGACAGGCTTTCTTCCAGCAGCTCGACCATCTCCCGCGTGTGCGCGGCGTGTTCCTCGGGCGTGGCGGGCAGGGGCAGGCGCTGCGGCCCTTCGCCGTAGAGAATCCAGCGCGGCGAAATCCGCTCGCGCTCCCACAGCGGGAACAGCCACGCAAAAGGAATAGCCGCCTCCCGGATCGCCCATGCGATCTCGGAACAGCGGCAATCAAGCGCGTCGGCCAGTTCTTGCCAGTCGTCGGCCTTGGTCACGGCACACAGGCGGTCGAAGACGGCCTCGAAAACGGCCTGATTCAAATCGTGTTTCATCAGGGAACCCTCCGTCCAGAATGGCGGCGGTTCCCCGGCATTGCCGAAAGGTTTTTGACAAATGCCGGGAGGTAGCAACCGCCCACAGACGGTGACCGTTATTTCCCGCCCGAAGGCGAGTTTTGTATTCACGGTCCATCCCGGCATGAGTAAAAGAAGCAACGGCTTCTTCTTGAACTGCCGGAACAGGATGGCCGCCCCTCGGCGGCACTCTCCGCTCTTATATGGGCGGAAAATCCTTTCCGGCATGAGTCAAGACCCCTGCGCCACCCGAAAAAACTGTTTGGGGAGACGCAGGGTTGCCACTCTTACCGGAATGGCTCACGACCGTGGGCATGTTGCTACACATGGATAACAGCCGTGCTTTTGTTTTAGCCTCGGCGAACCTCACCTGTCAATCCGCTGATAACCTCTTGCCTTCATTCACCCTAACCCAAGGAGTTTCCTCCCTACATGGCTACCACCCTCAATCTCTCCCGTCCCGGCGCACAGAACCTCGGCTCCGATCCCGCGAAAATGTTCCGCGACGTGTTCACCGGGGAAGTCCTCACCGCCTTCGACGAACACAACATCATGAAGGACTGGCACAAGATGCGCACCATCACGCACGGCAAGTCCGCCTCCTTCGCCGTCATGGGCCGCGCCAACGCCCGCTACCACACCGCTGGCGAGGCCATCCTCGGCAGCAACAAGATCGCCGCGAACGAGCGCACCATCAACGTGGACAACCTGCTCATCGCGGACGTGGCGATCTATGACCTCGAAGACGCCATGAACCACTACGACGTGCGCCGCGAATACTCCAAGCAGCTCGGCGTGGCCCTCGCCAAACGCTTCGACGAGACGACCATGCGCGTCGCCGTGCTTGCGGCCCGCAGCTCCGGCATCATCGACGACGAACCCGGCGGCTCCGTCATCAAGGGCGGGGCCACCCTCGCCACCGACGGCGAACTGCTTGCCGAGGCCGTGTTCAGTTGTTCGCAGACCTTCGACGAGAAGGACGTGCCTGAGCAGGAACGCTGCCTCGTGCTCCGTCCGGCGCAGTATTACCTGCTCAACCAGACCACCAAGGTGCTCAACCGCGACTGGTTCGGCGCGGGCTCGTACTCCGACGGCAAGCTCGACAAGCTTGCGGGCATCAAGATCCTCATGTCCAACCACCTGCCCAAGGCCAATATCACCGCCGCCGTCGACGGCGAGAAGAATACCTACTTCGGAGACTTCACCAACACCCTCGGCCTGTGTATGCAGTCCAACGCCATCGCCACGGTCAAGCTCAAGGACCTCACCGTCCAGCAGTCCGGGCACGACTTCAACATCGTGTACCAGTCCACGCTCATGGTCGCCAAATACGCGATGGGCCACGGCATCCTGAACCCGTCCTTCGCCATCGAACTGTCCACCGCCGCCAAGTCGTAACCACCAACCCATGCGGGGAGGGGGCAACCCTTCCCCCTTCCTCGGGAGTCTTCCCATGTCCACATCCCCCACCCCCACCACGGAACTCGAAGCCGTCAACACCATGCTGTCCGGCATCGGGGAGGCTCCCGTCAACAGTCTCTCCGAAGTCACGGCGGACGTTTCCCTTGCCCGGCACATCCTCAATGAAGTGTCCCGCGAGGTGCAGCTTGAGGGCTTCCAGTGGAACGTCGAGGACAACTACCCGCTCACCCCGGACATCCACGGCCTCATCAAGCTGCACCCCTCCATCGTCCGCGTCCACTTCCGCGAACCGACCGACCGCGAACTCACCATCCGGGGCAATCAGGTCTACGACCGGATCAACCACATCTTCACCTTCCCGCAGGGCACGGCGATCTTCTGCACCGTCACCCTGCTCCTGCCCTTCGAGCAGCTCCCCGAAGCCGCCCGCCGCTACACCACGCTCAAGGCCCTGCGCGTCTTTCAGGAGCGCGTCGTGGGGTCGCAGGTCCTCAGCCAGTACCAGCAGGCCGACGAAGCCCGCGCCCGCGTCCAGCTCATGGGCGAGGAACGCAGACAGGACAGGCCCAACCTGCTCATGGGCACTTATCCGCCCGTGGGCACATGGCGCGTCCGCGATGCCGTGATGCGCCGCAACAACACAACCCGGAGGCTCGGATTCTGATATGGGCAAGCTCGTCTCCTCCACCATCCCCAACCTCATCTCCGGGGTCAGCCAGCAGCCTTGGAACGTCCGCCTCCCCACGCAGGCCGAGGAGCAGGTGAACTGCCAGTCCAGCGTGACGGACTTCCTCAAGCGCCGCCCCGCGACCCGGCACCTCGCCCGCATCCGGGATACCCCCGCCGCCAACGGCATCGCCAGCCACCACATCAACCGCGACGAGACGGAACAATACATCGTCACGGCGGACGCCAGCGGCATCAACGTCTTCGACCTTGAGGGCAACGCCAAAACCGTCTCCGTCACGGGAACGGGAGCCGCCTATCTCGCAGCGGCGACCGCCCCCAACCGGGACCTGCGTTTCCTGACCATCAACGACTACACCTTCACCCTCAACCGCCGTGTCGCCGTCAAGACGCTCCCCGGCCTCTCGCCCAAAAGACAGCCGGAAGCCATCGTCTTCATCAAACAGGCGTCCTACAACACGACCTACCAATTGACGTTGAACGGAAACGTCTACTCCACCCTCACCGCCGACGGGTTGAGCGACACGGAGAAAGCCTCCCCACTCCCCGACGCGATAGGCATCTACAGATCGCTCCGTGACGCTATCCCTTCCGATTATGTTGCAACCACAATAAGCCCGCTTGGTTTGGTGCTCACTGTCCCGGCAAGCGAGGTGAGCGGCATCAATATGACGAACACAGGCGCATCCGCAAACGTATGGGCAATAACTGGCGGCATAGCCCCCTACACCACATACGGCGTCGTCATCAGGGGGCAGCAATACAGCATCACGACAGGATCGGGCGCGACGGAAGACACGCAGGTGGCGGACCCCCTCTCTTCAATGGACATCGCCAAATCCCTCGCAGCACAAATCCCGCAAAGCGTCTTCTCCGTCCAGACCTCAAACTCCACCATCTGGATACGCAGGCATGACGGCGGGGACTTTACCGTCAAGGTGCAGGATTCCCGTTCCAACACCCATACGTCGGTCTGCAAGGGGAAAGTCCAGCGTTTCAGCGACCTGCCCACCGTGGCCCCGCGAGGCTTCGTCACGGAAATCATCGGGGACGCCAGCAGCTCCTTCGACAATTACTTCTGCGTGTTCGAGCCGTCCGACGCGGGCGACGCCTTCGGATCAGGCACATGGAAGGAAACCGTCAAACCCGGCATCCCCTGCAAGCTGGACCCAGCGTCCATGCCCCACGCCCTCATCCGGCAGGCCGACGGCACCTTCACCTTCGGCCCCCTTGAGTGGGGCGAACGCATCTGCGGCGACGAGGATTCGGCCCCCTTCCCCTCCTTCGTGGGCCGGAACCTCAACGGCCTGTTCTTCTACCGCAACCGCCTGTCCTTCCTCTCCGGGGAGAACGTGGTCATGTCCGAGGTCGGGGAGTTCTTCAACTTCTTCCTGACCACCGTGACCACCCTCGTGGACAGCGACGTGGTGGATGTCGCCGCCTCGCACACCAAGTCGGGCATCCTCCACCATGCCGTGACCTTCTCGGGCGGGCTCCTCCTGTTCAGCGACCAGAGCCAGTTCGTGCTCGAACACGACACCGTGCTCTCGAACGCCACGGTCAGCATCAAGCCCGTCACCGAGTTTGAGGCGTCCATGAAGGCCCCCCCCGTATCTTCCGGCAAGACGGTCTTCTTCGCCACGGACAAAGGGGAATGGGGAGGCGTGCGCGAATACATCACCCTGCCCGACAACTCGGACCAGAACGATGCTTCCGACATCACGGCCCACATCCCGCGCTATGTCCGGGGCAACATCAGCCGCCTCGAATGCTCGACGAACGAGGATATGCTGCTGGTCCTGTCCGAAAAGATGCGGACCAGCCTGTGGATCTACAAATACTTTTGGAACGGCAGCGAAAAAATCCAAAGTGCGTGGAGCCGATGGGAGCTGTGCGGGGAAGTGCTTTCCGCCGCCGTCCTCAACACGGGCGTCTACCTCATCATGCAGTACGGCGATGGGGTCTATCTGGAAAAGATGGACATCACGCCGGGGTACAAGGATGAAGGCGAAACCTTCGAGTACTGCCTCGACAGGAAGATCACCGAACGGGACGTCACGCTCGGGGCCTACGACGCCATCAACAAGACGACGGCGATCACCCTGCCCTACGACATCCCGGCGGGATACACGCCCGTGGTCGTCACACGGACAGGCGGGCCGGACGCCCCCGGCAACCTGCTGCGCCGGGTGGACGTGACCGGACCCCGGACGCTCACCGTCGAAGGCCCGGACGCGCACGGCAGGAAACTCTTCATCGGCATCCCCTACGAGTCCTCCTACACCTTCTCCACCTTCGCCATACGCGAGGGGGACAGCAAGGGGAACGCCGTCACCACCGGACGCCTCCAGCTCCGGCGGCTTACCCTGAACTGCTCGAACACGGGATTCCTCCACATGCACGTCACGCCGAAGTTCCGGCCCACCAGCACCTATACCTTCACGGGCCGGGAACTCGGGCACGGCACCAACATCATCGGGGCGATCCCCCTCTACACAGGCACGATCAACTTCCCCATCCTCAGCCTGAACACACAGGCCGAAGTCAAGGTGGGAAGCGATTCGTTCCTTCCCTTCGCGCTCGTCAACGCCAGTTGGGAAGGCTTCTACAACTCCAGAAACGCGAGGGTATAAACGCACTATGGGATTTGATCCAATGACTATGGCGGTGGCCTCCTTCGTGATCGGGGCGGCCTCGTCCGTCGCGTCGGGCGTGTCCGCCAGCCAGCAGGCAAAGGCCCAAGCGCAGTATCAGGAAGCGCAGGCCGCCGAATACGCCCGCGTCAACGAACTCAACAACAAGGCCGCCGCGCAGGAATACGTGGAGCAGTCCGCCGCCGAGCGCATGTCGCAGATGCAGGAACAGGCCAAAGCCAGCCAACAGGCGCAGGACGTCCAGAAGGAAGCCCTGCAAAAGAAAGGCGAAATGCTGGCCTCGACCAATGCGTCGGGACTGGCCCTCGACTTCCTCATGGCGGACTACGAACGGCAGGAAGCCACGCGCAAGGACATGATCCGCGAGAACTATGAAATGAGTTCCGCCAAATCCGATCTGAACGTCAACGCCTACAAAGACAGGGCGCAGAACCGGATCAACGGGCAGCAGAACTACATCTCCCCCGGCTCCTCCTACTCGACGGGCATGAACGTGCTCGGAACGGCGCTCGGCATCGGCGGCGCGGGGGCCACGGCCTACGACCGCTACTGGACCGCCAAGAACAAACTCGACGGGGTGAAAGGCTCATGAGCACAACACGAGAACGAGAAGCCAAGACCATCAAGAAGGATTTGGGCGGGACAGCGGCACTGACTCCCGCCATCAACGCCCAAGGGCTCAGTTCGTTCAGCTACGCCCGCCCCGGAGAGGTCGGCTATGACCGTTACGCCGGGGCCGGACTGCGGCAGCTTGCCGCCAGCCTTTCCAGCATCGAGCCGAGCATCACCCACGCCCACATGAAACTGTTGGACAGGCGGATAGCCGAGGACAAGTCCGCCGCCTCCCTGTTCACCGTGGAAAACCCCGAGCTGACCAAAAACATGGAGGCGTGGCGGCAGGCGTCCGAGAAAGACGAGCGGATCCTCAACATGAACCCTTACGTCAAAAAGTACATCAAGCAGGAAATCCTCAAATCCTCGGCCCTCGGCTTCGATGCCGCCTTGAAGGACGGCTACGTCACCAGCGGCATGGTCAACGAAAGGGACCCGGAAAAAATCCTCAAATGGGGGCAGGAGTTCCGCAAGCAGTATACCGAACAGGCGGGCATCAAAGGCGAAGGCAAGGATATGGACCAACTCGACATTGCCGAGCACTACACGGCCTACACCACCGCCTCCCTCGACAACCTCCTCGGCAAGCACAACCGGGACGTGGAAAGCCAGAACGCCAACCTGCTCGAACAGCAGATGTTCCAGAACATCTCCGACACCCTCGCCGGAAAGATGAACCCCCTCACGGGCGGTTACAACGTGCACATCCCGGCTGAACGCCAAAGCTATGTGACGGATGCCGCTCAGGTCATCATGGGCAAGGCCGAGGAAATGAAGAAGCTCGGCTACTCGCAGGACCGGGTCATGGGGATGCTCGGCAAGGCGGTGCTGATGGGCAACCACTCCGCAGCCGTAGCCGAAGGGCTTGCCCAAAGCCTCACCGTCAACATCAATGGAAAAACCGTGAGCCTCCTTTCGCAACCGGGCATCGCCAAAGGCATTGAAGCCCTCAAAGACAAGGAAATCGAGAGGGCATGGCAGGCCGAATCGCGGGCGCACACCAGAGAAGAATGGGTGCGCCAACGGGAGGTTCGCAATGCCATGTCAGCGGGGACGGCCTATGGTTCCCAAAACGACGACCTCACGCGGGAAACGGTCGTGGACAAACTGCACCTCTGCACCGATGAAACCTACCCCGAGTTTGTCAGGAACGCACGGGCCGCCGCGCAGGGGCGTTATCTCAAGCCGGAGAACCAGATCGATCTCGGCAGGCTCAAATACGGCATCATCACGGGCACGGACGGATTGGCTGCCGTGGAGGAAGGTATACGGACGGGCCGTATCCCGCCGAGTGAAGCCTCCACATATCAGAACCTCGCCCTGACACAAAAGGCGGGAGAGAACACCAACCTCTCCTCCTCCATCCAAGACATCGGCAAGACCTTCCTTTCCGCCATCACCGGAGCTTCCGTGGAAGAAGCCGGAGCCCTGTACATGGCCTACTCGACCGGACGCAAGGCCCCCGTCGGCGTCATTGCCGAGGCCATGAGCCAGCTTCCGGGCATCACCACCGAGTTCGAGAGCTTTATCAACGAGCAACGGGCCAAGAAAGGCAAGGAAGATGCGGCACTCACGCAATCCGAAATGCTCCTGTACAAGCAGCAGTTCATCGCGGAAAAGCTCCCCGCAAGCATCAACACGCTCAAAGAACGTTATGCGGTTGAAAAAGCCGCGACATCTGAGACTGCCGCAGATAAGAAAGCCTTTTCCAACATGATGCAGGATCGTGTCCCCACCATCTATGACGAGGAACAGAACAAATGGGGCTATACCGCTTATAACCCCATAAAAGCAAAAGCCTACACATCTTCATTCAATGCCCTAAATACCCTCTTCCCCGATCAGATTCCCGAACAGGACTACAGGGGGATGCACAGCGTTCAGGACATGCTGGCCTATGCCCAAAGCCATACTCCGGGCGGCTTGTCGTGGCAGAACACCTTCTTCATCGCCGTGGGAGCAACACCGGATTCCCTCGGCGTCACCACGATGCAGCAGGCCCTCGACTACATCCCCAAGCACTTCGAACAGATGGGCTACAAGGTAAAACCCAAGCCGACTGTACTCATACCCAATGACGGAGGCCCGCAGAACCAATGAACAATACTATCGAAGTAACCCTCAATGGGCTGGAGGGCGGGGAAGGTGCCCTTTCCAGCATGTACGGGCTTGGCGAAGACTCCCTCACTACGATGCCAGCCAGCACCACAGCCCCCACCGCCGTCAACGAAAACGCTCCCCCCTCCCCCCCGGATACGCCCGAAAAGGACGATGACCTTTCCTTCTTCGATTACGTCGGAGATGTGGTCAAAGGCATCGCCAACGGCCCGGTGAACTCCGTCAACGAAACCATCGACCTTGCAGGAACCGTCCTGAACGGCGGGGAGGAAGTCGACGTCGCCAAGGCCACCAAAGGCAGCGGCTGGTTCACGGATATGAGCAACTTTGGGGAGACGCAAACCTCGGCAGGGAAATTTGCCGAAGACATCTCCACGTTTGTGTCCGGTTTCGTTACCGGAGGGAAACTGCTTGAAGGCATAAAAGTGCTGCAAGGCACAGGCAAGGGTGCCATAGCCGCCCGAGGTGCCGCCAAGAGCTTCTACTCCACCGTTACCTCGTTTGACGGGCACGAAGAAATGCTCTCGAATATGATTCAGGAACACCCGGCCTTGCAGAACGTGGTGACGGAAGCCCTCTCCGTGAGCAAAGATGACAACGAAATCGTGGGACGCATCAAACATGGGCTCGAAGATCTCGGCATCGGCATGGCTTTTGAAGGAGCAATCTCCCTCTATGGAGGGTGGCGGCTGGCGCAGGCCACTAGCAAGAGCGCCAAGGAAAAAATCGTAGCCGAAACAGCCCGCCAACTGGAACAACTGCGCGGCGATAAAGAGATGCCCCATGACCTCGCCGCCGGGACAGCCGGTAAAAGCGAACCTCCCCTTCCTTCCCCATCGGGAGGAAAAGAAACCACGCCTCCCGCCTCTGAGCATACGCTTCCTGAATCCCAAAACGCCGACGCCCTCGCAGCGGTCAAACCGGAGGAACACCCGCTCAAGCCTTTCGAAGCCATCCAAGCCAACACCATCAAGGAACATATCCTTGATGTCGTCACATCCACCAAGAGCAGAGATGAGGTCGTCGAGAGCCTGTCCAAGGATTACAACATCCGTACGCACCTTATCCGCGATGAGAACGGCCTCCGCATCCTTGACGACATCAACGAGCAGATCTCCCCCGCAACCCTGAAAGGTCAGGGCGTGGAAACATTCGATGATGTGCTCAAGGACGCTGAACGGCTCAAGTATTACGGCATGGACAGAATCCAGAAGGTGGTCGAACTCGCCGCTTCCGGCGACATTCCTCTGAACAAAGCGAAACGGACCCTGACGCTCCTCAAGGACGGCACGGAGTTCTGTTCCCGTGAACTCTACAGGATCGCTGAAAAGATGGAGGTGAACCCGGCAGCCGTCTCCCCGCAGGAGATGCAGGACTTCGTATACCTAAAAGAAAATCTCGATAACCTGTATCTCGCCGAACGGAACCTGACCACGGAAGGCGGGCGGCTTTTGAGTTTCATGCGCAATGAGGGCGGCGTATTCAGCGACGAAAAGATGTTCAAATGGTATGCCTCCCCCACAGGCGGCACCACGGAGCAAATCGCCAACGAACTCGCCAAGAAAGGCTACTCCCCCGATACGATCAAGAAGATGGCCCGTGACATCCGCCTGAACAAGGGCAACCTCGGAGCCGTCGCGCAGGCGGCCCACAGCGTCAAACCCGGATCATGGTTCAACGTCTTCAACGAGTTCCGCATCAACAACATGCTGTCCGGCCCCTTCACGCTTGCCGCGAACGCGGCGACCAACGGCTTGAAAACCCTGCTCATGCCTGCCGAGAAGTACCTCGCGGGCACCATCATGCGGGATGATGCCGTGCAGCGCGAAGCCCTCAACAGCTTCTCCGGCCTGTTCCGGTACTGGAACGACAGCTTCCGTCTGGCGAAAAAGGCGTGGAAGGTGGAGGATAACATCCTCGACCGCATGGGCGGCAAGATGGAAACCAATTCGGCGGCGATGACCTACGAGAACATACGCAACCTCATGCTCAAGGATGCCCCGAAGGGGACCGAGCTGTCCCCCCTTCAAGAGAACATAGCCCGAGCAATGGGTCTGGTCGGTCCCTATCTCCGCATCCCCTCCCGGCTGCTCATGAGCACCGACGAGTTCTTCAAGCAGTTGAACTTCCGTTCCTCGCTTTCCGCTTCCCTCCTGCGGGAAGGCCGAGAGGCGGGCATCAAGGACGCCGGGGAGCTGGCCCGCTATGTCGAGGAGCAGCTTTCCCTCGCCTTCAAGGGGGATGGTTCCGCGATCCGGGGCCGCTACGGGGACGACGCCGTGAAGGACAGCCTCCAGTACGCACGGGAATCCACATGGACGCAGGACCTCGGACGCAACACGCTCGGCGGCGGCATCCAGAACCTTGCCAACACCCACCCCGTCCTCCGCATCGCCGTCCCCTTCATCAAGACGCCGACAAACCTGTTCCGTGACTTCGTGGCCCATACGCCCGGCGTCGCGCAGTTGACCAAAACCTATCGGGAAGCGATCAAGGCTGGCGGGGAACAGGCCGCGCTTGCCCAGTCCAAGATGGCGATGGGCGCCCTGATGTGGACCGGAGCCGTCATGATGGCGCACAGCGGGCAGATCACGGGGTCCCCGCCGAAAGACAACAAGCTCCGGCAGGCCCTTGAAGCGACCGGATGGCAACCCTACAGCATCAAGGTCGGGGACAAATACCTCTCCTACAGACGCCTTGACCCCGCCGGGATGTTCCTCGGCATTGCCGCAGACCTCGCCGTTGCGGGCCAGTATCTCAACAAAGACCAGTATGATGATGCCGTCTCTATGGCTGTAGCCGCCCTGTCGAACAACGTCACCTCAAAGACGTACATGCAGGGCATCAGTGAACTCATTGACTTCATCAACGACCCCAACGAGAAGGCCATCCAATACTTCGGTCGGATGGGGGCGACCTTCGTTCCCTTCGCATCGGCGGCCCGCTTCACCCGCCAGCAGGTCGACGACCCCATGCGCGAGATGCGCGACTTCATGGACTACACCCTGAACACCATCCCCGGATTTTCCTCCACCCTCCCCGCCCGGCGGAACTGGGTCACGGGGGATACCGTCAACTACAACCTCATCCCGTCGAACGCCAACGACAACGTCCTTGATGAACTGAACAACATGGCGGAAGGCATCTACGGCCCTCCCGCCAAGAAGCTGCATGGCATCGAACTCTCGACGGCGCAGTATTCCCGGCTCAACGAGCTGCACGGGACGACGACCATCGGCGGCAAAACGCTGCGCGACGCCCTTGGAGAACTGTTCGACAGCCCGCAGTACGACATCGGCAGAAACATAGCGGGCGATCCGCCTGACAAGGAACGCGGCCCCCGCGCCGCCGCCATCAACCGCATCATCCACGCCTACCGACAGAAAGCGCAAGACGAACTGCTCGGTGAAGACGACGTGCTCCGTCAGGAAGTGCGGAAGTCGGACTTCCAGCGCCTTGCCTCCAAACGCGGGACCATGACGGAAAACAACCAACAGGAACTCTTGGATGCGCTCCTGACCTATTGATCCACCAGCGCCAACCACCACAACCGAAAAGGCGGCCTTCCGATCCCGATGATCAGAGGTCGCCTTTTCGTTCTTACGTGAAAGTGGATTGAGATGAGGAGGATAATCAAGGAGGAGGAATAGTGAAGTCACAGGGGTATTGCGCCCTGAGTTCTTCTGCTGCTGCATTTTTTCTAGTATAGATGATAATATTTTTCAACAATTATTTTATTTCTTCTTACCTACTCAAAAATACAGGAGGTTTTATGTCCTACAGTTACGTCACCTATACGGGCGACGGAACGACCCAAGACTATATCGTCCCCTTTCCCTACCTGAAAATCTCCGACGTCAAAGTCAGCCTTGACGAAGCGGAACAGAACGCCCTCGCCTACTCATGGCACACATCCGGCACCATACGCTTCGTCACGGCCCCGCCCAAAGGGACGTCCGTCCGCATCCAGCGCATCACGGACAAGGTGACGCCCGCCGTGGACTTCCGCGACGGCTCCACGCTCACCGAGGCCGACCTTGACCTCGCCGTAACCCAACTCCTCTACATCGCACAGGAAGCCTACGACGCCCTCGACGGGGAAACCGCCGTCGCCGCGAAGGACAAGGCGGAGAAGATCCTCAAGGAAGTCGAGGCGCTGTACGGTAAGACCAAACAGGAAATCGACTACTTCCGCAAGATGTGGATCGATGTGCAGGCGTCGTCCTCTTCGCCGGGCCGGGGGGAATACGACTTTGAAAGCGGCAAGCTGACCCTGTACGTCCCGGCAGGCCCGATGGGTCCGCAGGGACCGATGGGTGCGGAAGGTCCGCAGGGGCTTCCCGGTCCCCGTGGCGAAGAAGGTCCGCGAGGCATCCAAGGGCCGCAGGGTATCCAAGGCGAACGCGGCCCGGAAGGGCAGCAGGGCCTCATGGGACCTCAGGGCGAACAAGGACCGAGAGGCGAAACGGGACCGAGAGGACCGGAAGGGCCGCAGGGGACTCAAGGTGAAAAAGGCGATCAAGGTCCCATCGGGGCAACCGGACCCGTAGGCCCGAGAGGACCAGAAGGGGCGCAAGGCCCTATCGGGCTCACTGGGCTGCAAGGACCGCGAGGCGAAACCGGACCGCGAGGCCCCGAAGGGCCACAAGGCCCCCTCGGGCTTACCGGAGCACAGGGGCCACGCGGCGAAACCGGACCCATCGGGCCAGCCGGACCCGAAGGCCCCATCGGACCGGAAGGAGAACGCGGTCCACAGGGGCCGGAGGGTCCCAAAGGAGCTACAGGAGACAAAGGGCCTCTAGGCGACTCTCCCCTTCCGCTCGTTTTCGGGAATTTCTCCGTCACCACTGATGGTTATCTGCAATTCGAGTACGCGGGGACTCTTTCCCCCAATCCTTTCAACATCAATCCCGACACGGGTATTATGGAGGTGACACTCGTATGAGCATCATGCAAATCGGCAAGGTACGCCCTACCTACAAGGGTGAATGGGGTGGCACGAAAACCTACGAAGTCCTCGATTGGGTGCAGTACAGGGGACTAGCGTATCAGGCAATTGCCGCTGTCCCCGCCAACCGCGAACCAGACGTGAACCCCGACTATTGGGCACAGACCGGAATGAAAGGAGATAGGGGCGATAAGGGAGACGTGGGACCTCGCGGCCCTGCCGGGGTGGACGGACGCGACGGCGCACAGGGCATCCAAGGGGAAACAGGCCCACAAGGGGCGCAGGGCATCCCTGGTCCAAAAGGCGACACGGGCGCAACAGGGCCACAGGGCGCAATCGGACCCAAAGGCGATCAGGGAGATATCGGCCCCACTGGGCCTAAAGGGGCAACAGGACCGCAGGGAGCCAAGGGCGCAACAGGGGCACAAGGCATCCAAGGCATTCAAGGCCCGAAAGGGGACACGGGAGCCACAGGCCCGCAGGGGCCGCGCGGCGTAGGCCCTAACCATAAGTGGACCGGAACGACACTCGCCTTCGAGAACCCCGACGGAACCTATGCTGCGGGAGTGAATCTCAAGGGGGCGCAAGGCATCCAAGGACCCGAAGGCCCCACCGGGCCGCAAGGCATACAAGGCCCATCCGGAGCGCAAGGCCCCGCAGGACCGCAGGGGGCAGCAGGCCCCAAAGGAACCTCGCTCAACCTGAAAGGCGCATGGGCCGCAAACGTCGCTTATGTCTGCACCACTGCGCAGATTGACGTGGTGACGTATAGCGGAAGCTCCTACGCCTGTAAGAAAGGCCATACCTCAACCTCATCCCTCCTGCCCACGAATGCGACATACTGGACGCTGATCGCGCAGAAAGGAAACACGGGCGCGACAGGGGCTACCGGTCCGGCTGGCACGAAAGGCGCTACCGGAGCGACAGGTCCGCAAGGACCTGCGGGGCCCGCTGCTGAATATGCTAAAGGTGTCATAGGGGTAAGGGGAGAAACTACGGTAATCCGCAATGGAGCTACTGCCTCCGAAGCTAACTTTGTTGCAATCGAGATAACTTCACCTACCGGGGGGCTCCCCTACCTGACGCATAAGATAGCCAAATATGGAAATAGTACTCCATTTATGAATTACACCATGTACTATGATAATTTCATTGGGACCAAATATGGAAATGATACGGAAAACCCGAGCCTCAAACCTTCTCTAGGGAGTTCCTCGACCCAATGGAGCACCGTGTACCTCGCCTCCGCCCCTTCCGTCGTCTCGGATCGGAACGCCAAAAACGCCATCACCCCTCTTACGGATTGCACGCCGCTCCTCCTTGGCCTGAATCCCGTTTCCTTCAAGTACAATGACGGTTCTTCCGGCAGGACTCACTATGGGCTCATAGCCCAAGACGTCGAAGATCTCCTTGAGCGCCTTGGCAGCGACTTCGGCGGGTTTATCAAATCCCCCGTCTACAGGAAGTTTCAGGAAACCTTTATAAACGAAAATGGCGAACAAGACACCCGCGAGGTGGAAACCTCTGAAATCGAAGGTTACGCCTATTTGCTCCGTTACGAAGAGTTCATCGCACCCATGATTCAGGTTATCCAGCGGCAGCAAGGAGCCATCGACGATTTGAAAAGTGAACTGGAAACCCTGAAACGGCAGGTTTCCGCCCTGCTTCCCACTTCCACAACTGATGGAGAAGCCGCATGACCTACGAAAAACGCATCCTCATCGGTCTTGATCAACTCCTGAACACCCTGTTCATGGGCTGGCCCGACGAGACATTGAGCAGCCGATGCTGGAGGTGGGAACTGGAGGGCATACGCGCATGGCCCCGCAAGCTGGTGGACACGCTGTTCTTTTGGCAAACGGGCCATTGCCGGAGTGCCTATGAAAGCGAACGCAAGCGCCTCCAGTTCCCGCCCGAACTGAGAAAAGTGGGAGGTTAAATGCCCACACCCTGCGCCCACGAAGCCGACATCTCCCTCCTCAACACCGCCATCGTCGAGATCAAAGACACCCTCAAAGATCTGAAAGAACTCCTCCTCTCCAACGCCGTCCTCTCCGAACAGGTTTCCCATTTCAAGGAAAGCATCACAAACATCGACATCCGCCTCCGAAAGCTGGAGCTGGATGTGGCGCAGGGAAAGGGGTCGAACAGGTGGATCGAGCGTGTGGTCTGGATATTATTGACAGGTACGATAGGAATCCTTTCTCTAAAAGAGATGTAATTGCTAACACATAAAATATTAATCAATATTAGCGTGTTATAAAAACAAAATATAAATTCTCTTGTAACAAAAAACTTTTCAGTCTATATTAAAGGGGCAATGAGGTATTCCCGTACCCCATTGCCCCGCAGGACTAGTCTTTTCCCGCTGGTTGACGTCTTCTTTTAGACCCCGGTTTGCATCATACGCTCACCGGGGTCGCCTTTTGGCTACCTTATGTTCCGGGTGAGCATGAAGACGATAACTCCGCATAATATCTGCAACGCCATATTAGTCGCAAAATGCTCCATATTGCTCCTTCCCAGTCCTGCATATTTAACGGGAAAGGTGGTCATTATATACGGGATGAAAGAAAAACTGACAAGCTATTTTATCCTATATTTATCTATACTCAATAATCTATATTATGGCATAACTCATGGTAAAAAAAGACAATAGGGCTAAAGAAAAAGATTTGGCAAGTCTTCATGGCGCCTTTGCTAAATTCCTTTCAGCCCGTCTCACATCAGGTGAGGTTTCTGCAGGCGAACTGAACTGTATTCGCCAGTTCCTCAAGGACAACGGCATCGACTGTGCCGGGTCCGCGAACCCCGACGTACAGGATCTTGTGGCGAACCTTCCGACCTTCGAGGACGTCTCGAAAGATGAAGTAAGCCTCCTCAACTAACCCCCTACCCACGCCCCTTTTTGAACCCGGCCTTCGAGCGCATGACTCGTTGGTCGGGTTTTCTTTTACCCACTGGAAAACCGTCAGCCTGTGGGCTGTTTTTGGAGAAAATCATCATGTCATGCAAAAAGCTCCCTCCCATCAATGTTCCCAAGGATGAACTCAAGGCCATCGTCGCCCGAGACAAGGAACGCTTCGCCAGCAGCGGCAACCTCACTCCTCTTCGGGCGATACGGCTGAAATGCCTCGACTACTGCGGGGAATCAGCTCTTGAGGTAAAGCTCTGCACCGTGAGCCGCTGTGCCCTCTATCCGTACCGGATGGGCAAGAATCCCGACAACCGAGGCGAAGAATACGTCGCACTCGGATTCCACGGGGAAGACATCAAGAGGGCCGTTCCACTCACGGCGTTTCAGGCCATCAAGGAAAAGTGTAAGGACTGCTCCGGCCCGGACTTTAAAGCCAGCGAGTGTTCGATGGATGAATTCAGTTGGTGCCCGCTGCTGCACTACAGGAAACAACGCGAGGCCAAACGCCGCGCCATGACGCCTGAGCAACGCGCGGTACTCTCCGAACGCCTGAGACGCAATCTTTCCTGAAAAACACCCACCAGCTCAATGAAACAGCCCCGAAAGAAGTTTTTCCGACCCGATGGTCAGGCGGCTTCTCTCGGGGCTTTTTTTCTCAACCACAGGAGGTTTTATTACGAACACCCTACCGTCCATCCCCCCGATGCCGGAGAAGCTGACCGACTTCCGGGTCTTCCTCACGCTCGTCTGGCGTCACCTGAACCTTCCCGACCCTACCCCCATTCAGCTCGACATCGCCCTGTACCTCCAGCATGGGCCAAGGCGAAAGATCATCGAAGCCTTCCGGGGCGTGGGCAAATCGTGGATTACGGCGGCCTATGTCGTCTGGCGGCTGCGCCTGAATCCGAACCTCAAGTTCATGGTGCTGTCCGCATCGAAAGACCGCGCCGACAACTTCACGACGTTCTGCATGAGGCTCATCAACGAGCTTCCCATTCTCCAGTGCCTCATCCCCCGCGCCGACCAACGGTGCTCAAAGCTTTCGTTCGACGTTGGCCCCGCACGGGCCGACCATGCCCCGAGCGTCACGTCCAAAGGCATCTTCTCGCAGATCACGGGCGGTCGTGCCGATGAGATCATCGCGGACGACATCGAGGTTCCGAACAACTCCTTTACCCAGTCCATGCGGGACAAGCTGAGTGAAGCGGTCAAGGAGTTCGACGCCATCCTGAAACCCGGCGGCACGATCACGTATCTTGGCACCCCGCAGACCGAACAGTCGCTGTATAACCAGCTCCCCGACCGCGGGTACGCCATACGCATCTGGCCCGCCCGCTATCCGTCCGAAGACCAGCAGCTCCTCAACTACGGCAACGAGCGTCTGGCTCCCTTTATCCTCAAGCAGCTTGAAGCCTCCCCTGCCCTTGCCAGACGCACCACGGACCCGCGCCGCTTCTCGGATGACGACCTCCTTGAACGTGAGCTGTCGTATGGGCGTTCCGGGTTCCAGCTCCAGTTCATGCTCGACACCCGGCTCTCCGACATGGAGAAGTACCCCCTCAAGCTCGGGGATCTGGTTGTCATGTCGTGCTCAACGACCGACGCACCGGAGAAACCCATATGGGCTGCGGGCACCACAAACATCCTGAACGACGTTCCCTGCGTCGGCCTGAACGGGGACAGCAGGTATTACGGTCCCGCTTTCCTGCACGGCACATGGCTCCCGTACACAGGATCCGTCATGGCGATTGACCCGGCTGGACGAGGCAAGGACGAAACGGCTGTATGCGTCGTGAAGATGCTGAACGGCTACCTGTACGTCACGGCAATGCGGGCCTATCAGGAAGGCTACAGCGAGGCCACCCTCTCCTCCATCGTCCAGCTTGCCAAGCAGCAGGCGGTCAACCATGTCATCGTCGAAGCCAACTTCGGGGACGGTATGTTCACCAAGCTCATCAGCCCATACTTCACCAAGACACACCCCTGCCGCATTGAAGAGGTCAAGCACAGCAAGCAGAAGGAAGCAAGGATCATCGACACTCTCGAACCCGTCATGAACCAGCACAAGCTCGTCCTCGACAAGAACCTTATCCTTTGGGACTACAACCTCTCCACCAAGAACCTTCCCCCTGAGACGGCCCTCAAGTACCAGCTCATGTACCAGATGAGCCGGATCACGAGGGACAGGGGAAGCCTCGCCCATGACGACCGACTCGACAGCCTCGCTATGGCGGTTGGGTATTGGGTCGAACAGATGGGGCAGGACGTGGACAAGAGGATGGCCCAACGCCAAGACCACCTCATGCAAGACGAGATGAAGGCATGGGAGGGGAATGCTAAGGGGGGGAACGTGAAGATCGGACTCACCGGGAATCAGCAGGAGATCAAGGAGATGCTGTTCACCTTCCACGGCACGGTGGCGGCGACGGCGACAGCAGCAGGGAATGATGATACATGTGGTTGCTACTCCAGAAGATCAAGAAACTGGATTGGCAGGTAGCGGTGGTAGATGGGGGGAGGAGAGGTGATCACGTAGACCTCCTCCCTACCCCCCTTCGGGGAAGACCTCCCTTCTAGGGTCATTCTCTAACATGCTGATTTTATTAATATAGATAATATATAATTCATAATCATACTGATTCTCTAACCTGCTGAAATCATTATGATTGATGATTCTGATAGAATATTCTATTTATCCAATATTGAAAGATAGTTGGAATTAGGTTGCACCTTCGGAAGAAGTGACAAGAAGCTCTCTTCAGAATCTTTCAGAAACATATGTTACCTTAAAGAAACTGAACGTAGACCCTAAACAAAGATCTTATACATAGATCAGGATCATCATATTGATCAGGATCTATACGTTACCTTATAGACTCGTACATTGTCTTACCGTCTCCTTTCCGTTATCATATAGGCAGACCAAAATTTGCTGAAAAATGTGAAGGGCCTACCGCTATATGATCGATCCCCGTTTCCCCCCATGCCCTCCCCGCCGCTCTCATGGTGGTTGGTGGTGGTCAGCAGGGGGAAAGATACCCGCCTACTCCTCTATAGATAGGCTGTTTTGCAAATGAATTGCAAATGAACAGCATAACCTATTGCTATTCTAGGATAGCCCACAAGATTAGATATCTCATTGGGGGATAAAAGGGGGATCGAGGGAGGTCTACAGGTGAACAGACTTGGCAGGAATGACAACTTTGTTTGCATTTATGAGGATTGACTGCCAACTTTATTATCATCTTGAGAAAATCAATTGGATATGCATATGACAGGTTTAAAAGAAAAAATATTAGCCTATAGCTCAGTTATAGGTGTTATTACGCTACTTAAAGCCTGTCCTCATACATTATCACATATAATGACCGAAAGTACCGAACAGGCTTTAAAACATATACCAGCTAAACAGCTTGTAGAGTCTACCGTGGATCACGGTACAGCTAGAGCTTTTATCTACGCATCTACACGTGTAGGATTAAAAGAGTTTACAAAAGACTTCTTAGATTCAATAGATAATATTGAAGATAAACAATATAAAAATAATATATTAGAAACCATTAGCCTTATTAGTTATACAGAAACAAATAATGTAGACGAAAGCTTCACAAAATATAAAATAAATAACAAAATAGATACGTTAATTGTTGCTGTAAACATATTTTATACATGGTTTAAAAATAAAAAAGACAAAATAACAATACAAGATATTTATAATCTACATTTACATATAAAATCAAATTATCCCAAAACATATATTCGGTTTTACGAAAATAAAGAACAGTATTTAATAACAAAACATGATATAGATAGTTTTAGATTAGGAATTGTAAAAGGTGAAATAGATTTAAGCCTTGAAAAAATAAAATTAGCAACAAAGTAATAAATACAGGGGCTATTACATGCCAGCACTACCGGGATACTACACAACAAAAGAAGCGGCGGAAAAGCTAGGGTACGCATCAACGAGCACTTTAGCGAACAGTTGCCAAGCTGGAAAGATTCCGGCCTATAAAGTAGGTAAAACGTGGTTGATTCCTGAAGCGTGGGTATTGGAACAGGAAAAAATAGGCGCGAATGGTCAAGGAAATCGGGGAGCTGAAAGAAAATAGTAGATACCTACGATTTTAAACTTGACTTTTTAGTTTACATCTACTAGAAAGGAATCACGCAGGGGAACAAGCCCTAAGCCTGATTCCCTTTCTTTTTACTTTTATTTAGTAGATAAAAACTAAATAATCTTTGACAATCCCGCCCTTGGCTTCTTTGGAACCCTGCACGGCAGGCAACAGCCAAGAATAGAGAAAATGAACGGAAACGAACAATAACACAGATACAAAAGTTTTTGCTTCCAACACCTTGCCGGATCTCACACCTGCCTAACTGCATACACCAGACAGCGGGGGAACCTTTAACGGCCTCTCCCGGTCATAGTGGCGCAACGCATAAGGAACCATCCGGCAAGCTATGGAGTCAGAAACAAACGAAAATGGTGATAATTGCCAACCTCTGCAAAAGGAGTTACATTTTAATCATGAGATACATCATAACAACCTTTCAAGGCTTAGGAATCGCGCTAGTAGCAACGGCTACCCTGCGCCTTCCTGATGTTTCCGGTGTGGGAACGTTGATCGGCCTTTGGCTGATTGTTTTTGGCTTTGTACTCCATATGTTGATTGGAGGTGATAAGAAATGACTGCTACTATCCTTTATATCATTATAGGTGTTGTTATGACTTGCGCGGGTATCGCCGCTTATATCGCCTATCGCAAGGGCTGGTTAAAGTAAGGCAATCTCTAAAAAGAACACGATTTCAAGAGGCCGTTGTGGTGCAAACCTAACGGCCTTTTCTTTTACCCTTCACCCATTTCACCACCACAAACAAGATAGGAAACACAATATGAATCTCACACAACGGGAAGCGGATATGCTGGCGCGTTCTTTCTGGACTACCTTACCCGAACCTGAAAGCGAAACATATCTGACAACAGATCATAAAGGTCGCGCATGGTGGATCACATTCTGGAATGGTGAATACAGGCTGACGGATGAACTATGATTAAGGATTTTCTTTATATACTAGGAAACATCCTGATACTAGGCTTTTTCATCTTCTTAGGACTCTTTGGAGTCCTTTTTTTGTAACCATGACTGCCCCTAATAAACAAAAAGGATATCGTCTATGTACCAGACCGTTAATTTTTACGATTTCCAGCGTGCTTTTTTCGATCATGAACGTAGCGATAGCTTTTCTTATTCAGGGCTAGAGGCTCTTTTCAATCACTTTGAAGAAATGGAAGAGGACACCGGGGAACAAATTGAACTGGATGTAATATCTATCTGCTGTGATTTCTCGGAATACGATTCGGCTCTTGAAGCTGTACAGGAATATCAGGGAGAACTTGAAGATAAGGAGAGTGAGGAAGAGGCGCTAGACTGGCTCAATGAACACACCTTTGTTCTCGAATGTGACAACGGGCATGTAGTGATTCAAGATTTCTAACCATGCATTGATGATTTACTTTGTTCAATCATCAAAGAGGCGTCTTTCATATTCTGGTGAAAGACGCCTTTTTCATTGGTGGAACAAATACCAACAAATATCAAAATAGATAAAGGAGTTCAAAAAATGGATGCCTTATACACTGAAACCATCCTGACGGAAAAGTACGGCTACAGCATGATCATCAACCTGTATCAAGATCCCGACGCGCCAAACCCGTTTGAGGAGTTCGACACACTCGGGACACTTGAAAGCACATTCCCAAACGCTTTTGACGGTAATGCTTTTATCGAACAGCTTGATAAGGAACGTGCCGTCTTTGTGGAAAGCCCGACATGGGGTGTTGATTACGTCATATACGCCACACGCGAACGCATCCGGGAATATTACAACGTCAAGCGCCTCACAAAGAAGGTTCTGGCAAAGGCATTTGATTGCCTCATGGCGGAACGTACCATCTTTGAAAACTGGTCGGGTGGCGGTGTAGTTGGCTACAGCATCATAGACGACGAAACAGGAGAAGAAATAGATTCCTGTTGGGGATTCTATGATGACGATTGCGGCGATACCTGCCTTGAAGCCGCAAGGGAAGCCGCCGAAAGCTACAGACGGCCTATCCCCGCATGGGCAAGGAATTGGACGTTGTTGCCGGGGTTGACGGCTGAACAGATTGGAAATCCTTTTCTACGTGTTGCGTAATGCATGAGGCGACTATGTGCACATTCTACAATATTGATGTTTCCGATATGACCATACGCCAGATCAACAGGCTCTTTCGCCAGCACGACACCAGCACGTTATGGCCTATTTGTGGGCAGTTCAACGCTACCGAAAGAGCTATCAGGCGTTTACGGCGGACTGGATACGCCTACATGAACAACCTTGAATATGCCCTTGCCCTTGATTCTGAAATCAGCCGCATTGTGAACAGGGAGGTCTAGATATGAGCGTACAACATAACCTTTTCATTAATGCCTATATCGGATGCCTTTTGTGGGTTGGAACAGATGATAACGGGGAACCGTTAGACACTCATTATAGCATCAATGATATGTCCCCTGAAAGTCGCAGTCTCATTTTGAGAGATTGTCATTGGTTTATGCTTGTCGCTTTCACTAATGGCATAGACCTTTCAGGCCTTGAAGCACAGGCGGGACATGATTTTTGGTTGACGCGCAACGGTCACGGTACAGGCTTCTGGGATAGGCCGGAAATCTACGGGGAAGAAAATGCCCGCATCCTTTCGATTATGTCACGATGTCTCGGGAATTACGATCCCTATATATCCGATAATGACCAACTTGAATTAGCATGAAATGCTTTCACCATCATTGAAACATCGAAAGGCGGAACCTCTCAATACAGAGCAGGGTTCCGCCTTTTTATTGTGGCAATGAATTTTGAATATAAACCATAAATGGCCATTAGAAAAAGGAGAGTACAGCATGGGTTACACAGTAGACAAAAAAACCGGACAGATCATCCTTGTGCATGACGTGACCGTAGAAATGCCGGAACCGCCCAAACCAACGCCAGACCGCACGACGTCAACACCCTGCCCCGTCGCCGCCACCACTACCTCTTTCCCCGCTACAACAGCATCCTCACCCGTTCCCGGCACGTCCACGAACGGAACGTTCACTTTCCCAGTGACAAAACAAAAGGTTCGGACGGTCTGGCATGAGGGGAACGTCTGGTTTGTGGCAAAGGACGTTGCGGAGTGTTTGGGGTTCAAAGATACGGATGACGCCATACGGAAACATTGCAACCATGCGAAAACGCTAAAACCCGGTAAAACGCCGGGTTTGACCTCCTCCCCTCGCGGCATCAACATCATCCCCGAATCCGACATCTACCGCCTTGTGATGCGTTCCAACCTCCCCGCCGCCGTACAGTTCCAAGAATGGGTATGCGAAGAGGTCTTGCCCACTATCCGCAAAACGGGCGGGTATGGCGTCGCCCCGGCCTCCCCCGCCGCCGCCAAACCCCAAACCGAAGATCAGCTCATCCTTGAGGCCATGCAGGTATTATTGTCCAGAACCGAAACCCTCAAGGCGGAACTGGCCGAAGCCAAACCCAAGGCCGATTATTACGATGCCCTTGTGGATGACAGGGACCTCCTCACGTTCACGGAAGCGGGCAAGCTGTTCGGCATGTCCGCCCAAAAACTCGCGGCATTCCTGCGCGACGCGAAAGGGACGCCTCATCACTGGCTGTTCAAGGGCTTTGACGGCGCAAACATCCCCTACCAGCCGATTATTGACCGTGGGCTCATGAAGGTGAAGCACCGTACCAACTCCCTGACCGGAATGCCTTGTACGCAAGGCTATTTCACGCCGAAGGGGGTTGAAACGTTGCGGGGATTATTGAAGGGATGA